AAGAAACCTCTCCTTTTTCCGAATTTTCTTGTTAAAATTTATAATTACTCATATTATTATATTAACACATTCTTCCCTGTCTGACAGTAATTATCTTTATAAAAAATATGTGAAATGACATTAAAAATGCTAAATTTTTACTGCTTTTTCACTTCTTTTAACACAATAATCACTTGACATTTATATTTCTTTTTACTATATTAGTATGTACAGCACACAAGAGAATGTGTCTGTTACAGTAGAGAGTATTCATTACTCTACCCTGATCAGGGCTTGTACTGGTTTCGACAGGGATCTCGAAGATGGAGAAGCTATCCGTAGGCTGATGCGTTAAATCGCAAACTTAAAATTAAACGCTAACGATAATTTCGAATTAGCTGCAGCCTAAATGCTGCATGTCAGCCCTGAAGCACTCACACTTTAGGAATCTGGCACCGACTATGTGAGAAACGATGACGGCAAAGCTTTGAGCCGTCAGGCGTATTATGAAGCTACTGAACCCGTAAGGATGTTAGTTTTCGTACGGCAGAGGGAATGTTAAATAACTGACTATGATAGTAGAAGTACATGGGACAGGTTTTTGGACGCGGGTTCGATTCCCGCCAGGTCCACTTTTAATGAAAAGTGTGAATTTACAACGAATGCGGGATATTCCTTATAAATCAAGGGTTTCCCGCATTTTTATTATTTAGAATCATTCTAGCATATTATAAATATTTCAGTTATTTTAGAACCCTATGCAACACGAAATGCATCAAAATGCAACACGAAAAAGATGATACAATATTCTCCCCGGAGTTATCTGCTCCGGGGAGATTTCTACTATCGTTACACTTTCTGTACAAATCGGTCATCAATTGATACATTTCCATCGTGAATTGTAACACGGCTGCCAAGATAACCGTTGTCTGCTGCTCTGAGTACAGTACCTTTTCTGATTGTGACTGTGAAGTCCTCCACGACTTCGAGAAGATCTCCTGTTGAGATATATGGCATAAGATACTTACACTCCATGTATCCGATGCTGTTATTGTACTTGACCTTCACTCCAGCTGTACCAGTATCGAGGATTGTCACCTCGTCCCCTTTATGTCCGTCAATGATAACCGTGCTCCAATCTCTTGCGTAAATAGGTGCATCACAATACAGATATGCTTTTCCCGGTCTTAATTTTCTCACTGTTTCTACTCCTTCCATTCCAGCAATGTCTTTCTTGAACTGATTCCAAATTGATGCGTTTGTTCCATTCGCTCCCCATCCTGTCCATCCAGGGCAAGACTTTGAACATACATCCCAGTGACGAACAACATGTGCTGCATCGATGTTGTATTTCTTCATCAGCGACTTAACAAGTGCTACTGTGTTCTGATATGTAGCATTCGAGATTCTTCCATTTGTCGAGCACATCTCAATGGAAATAGAATTGCTGTTCGTGCATTTTCCGAACAGATTGTTCGCACCATAATTTTTTCCAACAGCCCAAGCGGTATCATTCTCACTAACAGCCTGAACTACAGTGGTATCATCCACAAAGTAGTGTGCAGAGGATCCACGGTTTTCGCTCTTGAAGTAGTTTCCGTTGCTTGTTGCCTTGTCAGTGCGATTTCCTGTGTAATGGATGACAATGTACTTGCGACCTCTGTTGCCTCTTGTAAAATTCACTTTCGTAAAATTCTGAATAAGCTTGTATGCCATGATTATTCTCCTTTCTGAGATCCGTTCACCTTTCCATCATCCAAAAGGTCTTTCACTCCCTTGAACCACTCATTAATCACTTTCACCAGCATATCCTCGGTAATGAATATACGGAGCCACTGAGGTAGCAATCCTCTCGCCTGCTGTACTACCCATTTCAGTTTCTGTTCTCCCGGGCCGGACTCTTTGTAGATATGTTCAGCGTGAAGGAACAGTTCATACACCTCTTTGCGGATGCCCTCCAGTCCTTTTGCTTTCGCATACTGATATGCGACCACTGCCGTTACAACGACCAGCACTGCGATTACCAGGATAAGAACCGGAATCGGCACCTGGCTTAAATAGTTTAATAATTCCATAGAATCAATCCTCCTGTTATGCTTTGTAATCTCTTGATAGTTCCATGTAGCGTTTTTAATTATTTGACCGAGGAAATTATTGCCTAAACGCTATAAAGGCAAATATGGGGCAAATACAGCCTTCTATTTTATTCCCCTGTGATATGGTTCACTCCCTGCCTTGTCAGAAAGTTCTCCAGATCATGCTTCTGCTCCAGCTCGTAGTCCAATGCAGCGTGCATATCTCCATTACATTTCGCATCTGGAATCCTCTGCATCGCCTTTGCTGTAGCTTCTGACAAACAAAGAGAACCGTCCAGAGCTTTCAGCATCATGTACTGCAACTTCTCACGGTTCTTCTCTTTCTCATCCTGTTCTCTCTGCCTACATGCCCGTTCGTTCTTCTCGACTTCCGCACGTTCCTGGATTCGCTTCTCCAGCAACCAGAAACAAAATGCCACGATTGCGGACGGGACACCGGCAGCTATCAATAATTCCATTGGTATCTCCTTCCTGCTATTTCGGATTTTCAGAACTAACCTGCCTTTTCGGCTGCGCTCGTATCTGCATAAGCCATACCTCCTTCGCTCTTGAATGTTATCTCATCATCGTCACAGTCAACGTACTTCCGGCACGCATACTCCACGATGCCAAGATCAGTCTCTATTTCTTCCAAGCTCTTTGTCGGTGTTCCTTTGACCAGGAAAATCAGATCATAGATTGCCGACCATAGTTTGGAGATAATCTGTAACTTTGTCATTTATCGCCCTTCCTTTTTCTGAAAAGATGGTAGTGTGGCTTCTCTTCGCCAAATAAAAGCCACCGGATCATATCATCCAGGAAGATCCCGAATGCTGATAAAAAGAACCACAGCAGCGTAAATTGCGGACATATCTGACCGAGTATATTTCCGGGCATGTTACTGTAATCCCACATATTCAGTCCCAACCATACATTCAGGATCAACCCGGAAATAAATTCAATCACTGTGATCCCGGATGCAGCTATCAACTGCTGGAGAACCAACGGCATACATCGTGATCTCTCGTTAATCACTCCGCAAATGATGAAGCATAAGCCTCCGCACACTGCCATTGCCGGAAATGAATATCCACGGAAGATCACTTCCAGGGAATAATAAAAAACTCCTCCGATCAGGAAGAGTGTCAGGTACTTTATGATTTTTTTCACTATGCAATACCTCCGGATGCAATGGTTTTCATGTAATCTTTCAGAACTTCATTCTGAAACTCTTCCGGAACTTTTGCTCCCCACTGGATCCGATCCAGATCTCCAGGTTTCGTTACCGACTTGATCCACATATTCAGAGCATTGCAATATGTCGTGTAATATGATACATAGAACATTGCTTTATTGACGATGTTCTGCATGTCCTCAGCCGAGAAATACTTGCAAGGATGTCCGTCCTCATGGTATTCCAGCTTTTCCTCTCCAGCTAACAACTGCATTTTCTTTCCGAAAAGATTCAGCTGATCTTTTTCTGTCAAGCTGAAATGCTCTACTCCGGAAGATGTGCTCACATCTACTCCGGCGTAAATCGTCTGCTCACATGCTGATGCGATTTCCTGGTATTTCGCTTTTCTGGCATCCTCCAAACACAGATTTTCTACACTGGATGGATCTGGTACTTCCTCCGCTTTCTTAAACCAGTAGTCAAAATCAGCTTCAATCTCTTTCTCAGTTACTTCTCCGTTGTAGTGGAACTGCACTTCGTTACATTCCCAGACTTTGTATTTACTTTTCTTTCCATCCTGGATGTCCTCTTTATCCACCAGCTCAATGTTTTTACGCATGATAACATCTGTTCCGGAAAATACCGGATAGACCTCAACTGCTGAGGGCTGTGATAAGTAAGATTCTCTTCTCATTTTCTACTTCCTTTCCGTGCTTACTTGCACTGTATGAACACATTTTGAATAGCTTATCAAAACAATACTCCATCCGGAATTTCAAACTGTTGCTATGCTTTATCCAGCCTTTGTATGCCGCAATCCGACAGGCTCTCCACCATGGGATGAATCCGTTCTTTGCAAAATCCATCCATGCTCTAAGCACTTGCCTCCGGATTCTCCGAAATACCCTCCCACGGATGATCGTGTATCTCCTCCGGACTACATAGCCCATCATATCAACTCCGGGCGTCCTTTTCTTACTGCCTTTTCTTCGCTCTTCCAGGTTCTCCCGTTCTTCATCAAACGAAGCTACCTGGTAGAATTGCCAGATATCCTTGATTTTCAATCCGAACTTATCATGAGCCCAGATCGTAGCTTTCTTCATTGCCTTTTTCAGCTTTGAAACATCGCCATAGATCGTGAAATCATCTGCATAGCATACAATCGCATATACAAGCCTATTCCGCTTTCCTCTGCGTATCTGAGCTTGCTCATAGATATATCTCAATACATAAGACATCACGTAATTGAATAGCCATGCCGGAAGATATCCACCTATGCAAAGATGGTTCCCAGGATAATTGCTCATAAGAGCACCCAGGAACCATAGCAGCACTTTATTCTTGCCTATGTCTCTTCTCAGCATCTCCATGACAACCGGGATTGTTACTGAGGGATAGGCTTTTGTAACATCTCCTTTCAAAGCAACTACTTTTCCGTGGAATTTCTTCCGGAGAAGTCTTTCAATCTTCCGCTTTCCGGCTACGCCTCCCTTATTCGGGATGCTCCCGTACTGTATCGGTAAAATCTTCGCTCTGAAAAGAGGTTTCAACGCATATACTCCGATATATTCAAATACCTGCTGTTCTGGAGATTCCTGGCAGATATCACGGAGTTTCTGCGTCAGTCCGTCAATTCTTTGAAATTGGCGGATGGGTTTTAATTGCAGATCTCGCTCAATGATGCGTTGTGTCAGCATCTTTGCAACTTCGCTTTCAGCCTCCAGGGTTCTCTTAAAATCCTGATTCAGCCGATCTTCTGCAATCTGACGCTTTGTGATCTTTCCGGTCTTACAGAGCAGACGTTGGAAATCATTTCTGCCACGCTTATTCCGGAAACATTCTATTACGGCAACCTCATTGGATTTCCAGTCCTCAACATTCACGGTTGCCGGTTTGCAATAGGTTTTCATCAAACCTCCTTACTATCATCTGGTTACTACCGTGGCTTTCCCCGTAGGTACTAGCCTCGTTGGTTTCAAGTTATTTTCGCACATAAGCGAGGATTATACGGTGCAATGATTTTTAAATACTCTTTTCAAAATTGTACCAGTTGCTCCGAGAGAGCCGTTCCAGTTAGCGTTACTAACCCAATTGTTCGAGTTACGGCACGAAACGCCGTCATTGCCACCGTCGTTCAAGTTACCAAAGCACCAAGCCGCACGAACACCAGACGCCGCAGGTTCGCAATTGAAGCCAGCTCCCAGACACCGTATAACCCTAAAATTATTTTATTTGCAAATAAGACAATAAAGGGGCTTACTGCCCCTCTGCTTCGCATTCACCCCGTTTTTAACCCTCAAGACCAGGTGCTCCGAGAGAGCCGTGCCAGCTAGCGTTACTAACCCAATAGCCCGAGCTACGGCACGAAACGCCGTCATAGCCACCGCCGTACAAGTAACCAAAGCACCAAGCCGCACGAACACCAGACGCCGCAGGCCCGCAAGAGAAGCCAGCTCCCACTCCGGTACCGCTTCCACTTGCAGTGATAGCCTCCGGCCAGAGAACATCATCATTGATTGCATTGTCCGTGATATATTTCCACGTCCAGGCAGCCGTGTCTTTCGGAACCAGTACTGACGGTACGTCTACTTTTTCGTAATTTGAATTGATTGCAGAACCAACCTTTGACTGATCGTAACATTTATAGCAATCAAACAGATAATCGCCATCTGATTTCTGGCTCCACTGCCATAATTCATCAGACACGATCAGATAGGAACCGTTCATAAATTCTACACCCTGGATCATTCCAGGTTCTTTTCCAGAAGTCGGGCTGATCTTGCTACCATCTCTACCGAGTACATTATCATTCCATCCGGAATAATAAGGACTTGTAGAAAGATAGGTGCTTCCGGCTGTTGTGTCAAAAGTCTTTCCTCCGTTATCCACATAGACTGCTGAGTATTCTTTTTCTTCAATAGTCACTGTTTCAATAGCTGTAATCAGCTTTCCATCAAAGATAGAATAGTTACTTGCTGTGTTTCTGTCAGATCCGCTCTGAATTCCAAGCATAACAACTGATCCAACCAGAAGGTTTGCAGCCTGTTCTTTCGTCAGAATCACTCGCTCTACGCCAGTCTCACTCACTGCAACCGTATACTGGTAGTTGTAAGACGTACACCCTTCAATCTTTCCCGAATTGCCTTTACGCCCATATTTCAGACGTACCATAGCATCCAGGAACTTTACAAGTGATCCGGAAGCTCCGGAATACTGTGCCCCTCTGGCTCTCCATTTGCTTACGCCTGTCTGGTGGGAGGTTCGGTTTACCGGAGCCAGTCCAGTTCCGCAGGTGATACTACCATCAGCTCCAATACCTGCATAATATTTCGGATGTGCAATGTACTCATGCACTTTTCCAGTTCTGTCTGTACCTTCTGGCCATCTCTTGTATCCGGATGCTGGGTGGCATCTTGTTTTCAAGTATTTATACTCATCATTCTGCCATTCTCTTTTCCAGGTGTTCTTCTGCACCATCCAGCACAAATGTTCGCCGGATCTGACATCTTTTGTGCTGTCAATATGTTCGACATAGAAAATTTCATGCGAACCATCTGCTTTTTTCTCGGCAGCCACTTCCAGACACCAAAACTGAGGAAGATGTGCAAATGGATCAGAGCCGGCAGTAGCTTCTGTGGATGGCGTACACACCAATCCGGCAGAATCATCCGTCAGCTCTCCAATCATGGATGTACTCTTTGCGTATCTCGGTGTAGTAACTCCGTGTACCCTTGAATCTTCAAGCACCTTTCCAAACCATCGTTCCAGCATGTCCGCTTTACTGTAGACCGCTGGATCATACTGATACTTCCACCATTCTACAAACAGATCGTCTACCTCTGCTTTTGTTGTTGCTGCAGCAACTTTATCCTTGTATGCTGCGTCTGCTTTGCCTGCTAAATCTGCACGCTGTAAATCCACGAGTTCTCTGATCGTGGACTCTCGTGGAAAATTTGTTACGTTTCCATTACTCATTTAATTTTTAACCTCCTATTCGCTTACTGTATATACAATGTCAAGACCGCCATCATCCGGATTGCAAACAAAAGAGAATCCTCCTAAAGCAGCTGTATTAGCAAGCACCTGTTCTCGGAAACTCATAGCTTCATTGGCGTAATCTTCGATTGCTTTCTTCTGTTTCGCTCCTTCTTCCTGGATCGCTGTAATCTGAGCATTTCCAGCTTCATTGATACTATCTACTGCATCTGCTCCAGATTTAGTAGCATTGGCTGTCTGTTCCTTTCCTGCGTCCTCTACATCTTTTACAGCTGCAGCTCCAGCCGAATTTACTTCATTGACTTTTGTTGATCCAGCCGAATCAATATCCCCAACCTGTTTCTTTCCTGCCGCATTAACAGCATCCGTCTGAGTTGTTCCGGCCTTATTTACCTTGTCGGTCTGTGCAGTACCGGCATTCTCTACCGCATTGACCGACTCTGTTTTTGCTGAGGATATAGCAGACAGAGCATCTGTTCCCGCCTTAGTCACAGCATTCTTCTGGGCTGTTCCAGCTTTCTCTACATCCTCTTTTCGAGTCTTTCCAGCAGTATTTACGTCGTTCAGAGCATTAGTAGCTGTCTGATTGAATTCCTGGACTGTCTGATCCACAGCCGCCTTTGATGTAGCTGCGCTGTCTGCTGATTTCTTAGCGTTCGCCTCTGATGCATCGGCATTCTTAGCTGACGTTGCCGATGCCGTCTCAGATGCCTTAGCATTCTTTTCAGATGTGCTTGCATTTGTCGCAGATTCCTGAGCTGCTTTCTTCGCAGATTCTGCCGCTTTCAGATTCTCAGCAACATTTGACTTGCTCTGATCAACTGAGGATTTCATATTTTCAACTTCACTTTTTAGATTCTCAGTAGCCTCTTTGGATGCAGAGGCAAGATCGGAATAATACTTTGCATTGTCCTCGGCATTTTCTGGATGACTCTCATGTCCATGCGCCCAAGCTTCTGCAAGTTCAGCAGCCGCTTCTGCTCCTGCCATGGATTCTCTAACTGCTTCAATGGTATCCTGGAATATCTGTGCCTCGCATGGTTTGTTGAAAGCTTCCGGTTTAGGGCGAGCTTCAATCTCCATAACAATTTTCTTCGTTGTATTACCGTGGATTCTATCAGACTCGTAGATAAATGCATATGCTTCATACTTGACAGATGATTCTTCCTCCAAGATAAAATCCGGAATGCGAACATCTGTCACGCCATCCTTTGTAACACCGATTCTCCGTTTTGCTTCTCCTCCAGTTTTCTGCAACGAAAAATGGACTTCCACGGCATCTGGAAGTCCAAGTCCTTCAATTCTTAAAATCTGGCCGAAATCATACTGCCAAATTCCTTTTACTGTTGCAGTATTCGCTTCGGAGAAACTAGCAATATTGATATTTTCCATCACTGTTCCTCCCACATCAGAAATCAAATCTGGATACGGTCACTTCATCTGACCACAAGCTAAACTTATCCCCATCTCCATATGCTTTCACTTTAACGGTTGCTCCATCCATACCGTCTGCTACAAAATCATCGAATATATCTGACACAAAAAGTGAATTATAAGTTGTCGTAAAGACTTTTTCTGCCCCGTCTTCTTTGGTGATGCAGACTTCATAGCTTGTTGCATCCTCAATCGGATCCCACTTTACATTCAAAATCCCATAAGACCAATATCTTGATGCATTCTTGTAATACGATGCGTACTCCACTGTCGGAGTATCGAGGATGCATTTCTCAATCCAGTTTTTAGCTGCATTGTTGATGGCTTCTTTCAGAGCGTCATCTGGCTGAAAAGTAATATCCGGAATCTCTACGGATGGCGGATTCAATTTCGGTGTGCAGGCAAATACCGGCACCACATTAAAAACGCTCATTGCAGTCACACAAATCATAGCCATTATTGTTCTTTTCATTTTTCTACACATTGTTTTATCCTCCTTTAATTGCTTACTTTGGTTAGTGCTTGACCGATTGTCCCTCTGTACTCATACCGATACTCATTCTGTAATCCGCTGTCAGTATAAGCACTACGGTTTGCTGACATCACATGCCCATAAGATGCTGTGTACCCGGCAGAGTCTACATGCTGCGCATTGTAACATTTCATTACGTACATTTCTATCGTTTTTATTTCTGTAACAACATTAAACGTTGCATTGGTTGCAACCTTGAACACACCATCATTTCCGGATGTTTTTTTAATGTATTTTCCTCGTAGGAAATTCAGATTTTTGTAATCACTCGAAGCTGTAACACGATACGTCTTCACAGGATCAGCAAGGACAACTTCTCCATTTGCTTTGCCGATTGCATCACTGTAACTGATTGTAAAATCGGGTTTCAGTCCTGCAATACCCGCTGGCCAAGCCCCAAGACCCAGTGCTTTTTCTGCAGCCAGATTTGGAGTCAGATTGGAACTGAACTTTTCCCAGACATGCATATTAACAATCTTGTCTGGCGCTAATTCAAGATCATTTCTGACAGAACCGACTTCGGCACTTACGCTTTCAATTTCTTTCCTTAATTCTTTTTTCAGATCATTCAGTGCCCGGTCTATCTTGTAGAATGCTTTCAGATCTGAAATGGTAGTGGATATCTTATCAACCAGTTCGTCTATTGTTATATCGCCACCATCTTTTCTTCGGATAGATACTCTGTCCTTAATTGAACTGTTATCATTTGCATATTCCGTGGTCTGTGATGTCCATTCTCCGATATCACTCAGTTGCAGATTCCCCGACCAGTACATCGTGATCCTCATTTCATAACCTTCCGGGACGGATATTGCTTCATTTGTGTGACGATCATATAGTACAGACACCAGCTCTTTTTTTGATTCCATAATCTCTCCTGTGCCGCTGTTAATAGAGCCATTTGAAAAAAATCTCATGTCTGCTTTTGTCTCTGTCATTCGTTCTCTTGCTGATGCCATGTGCTCATTCAAGACTGGAACTGACTTCACAACACCTTCCTGTCCGGTACTGATGTTCTTTATCTGCGTTCTTACCGCTTCTCCGGCAGAGTTATATGTCTTTCCATCTGCTCCAACACGGATGTCAACTAACTCACTATTTCCGGACGTGGAATTGTTATTTGCAACTATCGTGTCAATCCTTGATCTGGCAAGCAGATCCACCGCCCCTGCTTTCCCATCGAGGTAGCACTGCTTTATTGCATCATGAATGGCTTGTCGAACATCCTTGCCATACACTTTCGTTTTTATATTTCTCAACAACTCTGTTATATCTGCCATTTTCATCCTCCTACTTATTAAGCTTTCCGGTTAACGTGGAAAAAGAAACGCCGAATTCATACACTGAATTATCCGGCGTCAGTAAATCAATTTCTATTTTTGTACACAGAAAATAGGTGTCTATGCCATGCGGAGGGGATACAACTCTTACTTCATCTCCTTCAGATATGATTTCTGTGTTTACATCAATCAGATGCAAGTCTACAGCTTTAACTTTAAGTGAAACCGACATTGCAATCCCATCATCAAGGTATGCTTTCCCTTTTTTCAGCAAATTGTTTGCATCAGTAACATCATCCCATTCATGTGTTTTCGTGATTCTGCCAAACAGCTTTATTCCTGTAGCACTCTCGATATAATCTTTTCCGCTGTTCACAGACTCAATCGTTAGCCTGCCAGTTTCATTTCCAGCAGAATCTTTCTGCCTTTCTCCAAGCGGTATCAACACTGTAAAAACATTCTCTGCTGTTATATATTCGGTAATATCAAGAAGATTGGTTCCAAACTCAATAACCTGAGAATTTGTCTTACCTGGCTTTGTCACATAATCAATGTATTTCTTGTTTTCTGATATCCTTGTTCTAAGATATCCTCCATGCGTGTTGATAAGCTTTTCCTTGATCTCGTTCAAAGTATTCGGATACACCGTTGAACTGTAATGGACATAATTGTTTGAATCGGTAACTGTGATTTCTCCGATCGCAAACTTTTTTTCTTCATCCACTTGCTCATTGTGCTTATTTATATATTGCTTGAACAGCTCTGGCACATCTCCGGCATAATCGTATGGGCGCTGAATGGAATCAACTAAATACGCAAGTTCTCCCTCGCACACCGCTTTCTGCCGCTTGTAGAAATCTTTCTCCGTATTTAAAAGCCGGCCGTGGAATAATTCCTTGGATTGGATCGTTTTCGAATAAGCTTGACTATAATAGGTGTATGAATACATGGCAAAACTGATCGTTCCACTTGTAACCGTTCTTGATACAGACGCAAACTTATACACTTTTTCATCTGTAGCTCCATCTTTCAAATCACCGTAGAAATACGGATATTCTGAATAATTATTATATATCTCGCTTGATCCGGAACCATCTGTATTTAATGGACCTGCTAATTTTATTCGCCCGGTGTGCGGATCAACAGAAGCTCCTTTGTAAATAACTGTTGTAGGAATTGACGTTGATGAATTTGCGCTGGTTTTGACATCATCTTTCAAGATATATGCCTCAACATCTGATGCGACAACAGACACAATAGTTGAAAGCTTTTTCAGTTTCTCATAACCGACATTGTTAGGCGGCATTGTAAACCGGAATGAACCAGCTTTATTAAGCTCTCTTATTACTTTTGCAGATAAAAATGCGTACCCGTCATTAGCAGCAAGAAGAGGAGAGTATATGATCTCTCCATCTGCATAAACTGTATACATCAGATCATCCCTCCTCTGTAGTCAATAGATACTTTCCCTTTCCCAGTAAAAGTCAGCTTGTTTTCACCAGCTTTGATGATAATTTCAAGCAGCTTGTTTTCACCATTTTTTAGGTCATACGTTGTTTTTTCAAACTCGACTTTTAATCCATTTGCTTCTTCCGCATAGAATATAGGCACAACCTCTTTCTGGTTTCCGCATATGATAAACTCTAATTTGCCATCTACTGCGATATTTCCATACTCTCGTATTATTCCAGTTTCAAAGCTGAACGTATCCCATATCCAATCTTCCAGACTTCCAGATAATTCCATTTTATACGGCTGGCAATTTGCAGATATCACAACTTCCGCTGACACTTCATTCGACTTCGATGTAGATATCTCTATCGTTCCATCGTAGTAATAACAAGGATCTGTATCCAATGTGATCCTCATTCTTTTTCCGTGTATCTTCCCGGCGATATTACTTACCAGATCTGACCAGTCATTATAATTGCAATTTTTTGCATCAAAACGGAATTCCAATTTTCTTGTTCCATACTGCATTCTTCCGGTAAGGGACTCACTCAGATCGAGCACTCCGTCCCCTCCCGGAATATCTATCAGTACAGTCTTTGGTTCGGGGAGCCCTATAGTAATACTGATAAGCTTTAGTCCCCATTCTTCGTAAGAATGATACTCACCGAACTTGATTCCTGTAATCGGCATGTTATACACCTCTTTCTTCCAGATCGTACTGCTTTCCAAGATTCTCATCAATGTAAGGCGTTGTCACTTCTGCAATTTCTTTTCCATCCAAATCAACATGCACATGGGTCTCGCCTTCAATAACTACCTCTGTCTTGCGATCACCAAATGACTGTCCGCCATCTCGGTCAACCTTGTACGTCTGGCTCGTATTTTTATCAATACTTATTTTTCCTGTCTCAAGATTAACTGCCGCCTGCATTCGATCTGCGAGGGCTTCCATTTCCTTATCTGTCTGCTTTTCTAGCTCTGGCATGGAATCTTCAATACCAACTCCGACTCCCGGTGGAATCCACTTTCCGACTTCCTTAGCAAATACACGCGATGGAGAATGAATTCCAAGTGCTCTCTTAGCTCCATCAACAATTCCGGAGAAGAAGCTGCTAACCTGGCTCCTGAACCATCCGGCCGCATTGCTTATACCGTTCCATACTCCATGCACAATGTTGCGTCCGACTTCCGCCATTCTTGACGGCAGATTTGCTACTCCGCTAACAACCGCGTTTACAAGCATTGCTGCTCCGGCACGTCCTTTTTCAGCTAACTGGTTTCCCCAGTTTGCCACTCTATTCAGCGTATCAATCAGCCAATTCCAGATTCTTCCAGGAAGCTGCGTAAAGAACTGTACGATACCATTAACTGTATTGATTGCAGCCTGTTTTCCACTTGCAAGCATGTTACTTCCCCATGTTACAAGTTTGTTGTAGGCATCAACCAGACATGTCCAGATTCTTCCAGGAAGCTGCGTAAAGAACGTTACAATATTGTTGATAATGATCGGAATATTTGTTTTTACCCAGTTTACAGCATTTATGCCAAACTCAATCAGCTTTCCAATTACGAATCCAAGTGCGTATCCGACTTTGTATGGTAATTCGGCAAAGAAATCTCCTACTGCTGTTACTGCATCTCTAGCCGCTTGCGATGCGACTGATAACAGATCGGCAGCCCACGTCTTCACCTTTTCAACAGCTTCAGTTAAAAACTCAGCCATGCGCCCAGGAAGTTCACTCACAAAAGAGAGGATTTCATCCCAGTGCTGCTTGATTGCGATCACCAGATTTGCTACTGCAAAAACAATACCGGCTACTGCCGCAGCTACAGCCGCTGGAGCTCCAAGGATCACTGCTCCAACCGCAGCTAGAGCAATTCCGATTCCCATCAGAATATCTTTTACTACGCTGAAACCATTCTTGAACATGTCCACGAAATTCGTGACTGCAAGAATGACTCCCGTGACAACGGTTCCTATTCCTCCGGCAGTTGTAGCAAGATACTGGACCACTGTAGATGCAAGACCGGATATCTTAGAGCCAAGCGTTGCAAGCTTTGGAAATTCAAGAGCAATTACTTCTCCTAATGTTCCTGCTCCTCCGCTCCATAGAGTAAATCCCTCGACAGCTTTTGAAATAATTCCTGTAAGGCCTGATACTCCACCTTTAAAATTTTTAAGGATGGATAACAACGGACTCAACGCACCGGCTACACCTTTTGCGGCATTCAGTCCCACAATAGCTGTAACTATATTAGCTATCGCTCTTCCGACAGCTTCCATCGTTGCAGGATCTTGATTATTAATCAGTGCGAAAATATCGTTTAAGATATCAACTAATCCTTGAACGGCACTGCCGGCATTATCTAACAGCCCCTGGAGGAACCCATCTATCAACGCAGAAACACCAGGAAATTCTTTACTCAGTCCGTCGCAGAAACCTGCAACAAAATCTTTCGCAGCCTGTATAATTAGCGGCGTATTCTCCTGTACTGCCGTCCCGATCATGCCAAGCATTTCTCCGAACGACTTTCCGATTTCTTCTGAATGATCTACGATCCCCTGTATGAAGGACCATACAAGGTTTTCAGCTGTCTCAATTAACTTCGGGGCTGCTTGTGCGACCTCTGCTACAATCTGGGCCATTACTTCTCCGGTTTTTTCAACCAGAGAGTCTAGTCCACCCTCATTGAACGCTTCTTGCAGCTCTTGTACCATCGTCTGCGCTTCTTTAACGACATCTTTCATCGGAGTTTCCATGTTTTCATACAATGAAATTCCGAGGCCTTCCAACCCTGACTTCAAGATCGTGATCTGCCCTTGCAGATTGTCGTTCATTGTCTCTGCCATTTCTGCGGCAGCACCATCGCAGTTTGCGATAGATCCTGACAGTGATGCAAAATCATCATCGGATGCATTAACTATCGCAAGTAACCCAGTCATTGCTTCCTGACCACCTAAAGTAGCAGCCATCTGAGCTTTCTGGTCTGCTGTTAATCCTGCAAATCCTTTTCGCAGGTCAACCATAATCTCGTTCAGAGACTTCATGGATCCATTACTATTTGTTAGCGATATTTTAAGAGTATCCATTGCTCCCTGGACTTCCTTGGTCGGTTTTGTCATTCGGGTAAAGATGCTTCTAAGAGCTGTACCTGCCTGGCTTGCCTTGATTCCGGAGTTTGCCATCAGACCGATTGCTGTAGCACAATCCTCTGCGGAATATCCAAGAGCCCCTGCTACTGGCGCAACATACTTAAACGTCTCGCCCATCAGCCCGACATTTGTATTGGAGTTCGATGCGGCTCTTGCTAATACATCCGCAAAGTGCGTTGCATCACTGGCTTGCATCCCAAACGCTGTCAATGCATCGGTTACAATGTCACTGGTAGTTGCCAGGTCTTCTCCGGATGCTGCAGCCAAGTTCATTATGCCTTCTATACCAGAAAGCATGTCTGCTGTCTTCCAGCCGGCCATTGCCATATAGGAAAAAGCATCTGCTGACTCTGCCGCTGAAAACTTCGTTTTTGCGCCCATTTCCTTAGCCTTATCTGTCAAAGCTGTAAGCTCCGTCCCTGTTGCTCCGGATATCGCTTCTACTTTTGACATGGACGCTTCAAAGGTTGCCCCTGCTTTAACTGCAGCTGTCCCTATTCCGACAACCGCCGTAGCAGCTCCACCGATGATTGCAGCTGTTGCTTTCAATGCACCGGAAGCGCACGAACTGATCTTATTGATTCCATTCTGGAATCCAGACGAATCTATCGACGTATCAAATTTTAGAGTGCCATCATAGCCCAATGTTTTCACCTCGCTTTTAGGGCAAACAATGGATTATCGGCTCGTGATGGCACTACTTAATCTGTTGTCCGTATTTAATTTTCACTTCAAAAATATGGGAGCACTTTCGCCCTTTACAGGCTACTTGCACTCCCTTACATTCTGCCGACTCTGTGAAAAAGAGCGGCATTCTATACCCACATTTAGGACAAACTACTTGGGTATATTTCTTTCTGTCTACTTTCAAACCACACCTCCTTATACTAATCCGGTAATGTCTCCACCATTCAGCAGAGCTTCCGTAAGGAGTTCGTCCGCTTTCCTTTCAGCATCCGTGATTGGAAGCGCATGTATGGATTGCATTTTCTTGTAGAACTCTCTTTGTTCCTTCGACATTTCAGAGGTTATCTTTACACTTCTATAACCCATGATCTTCACAAACTCTGTATCTTCACTCAATCCTCTGAATAAAGCTCGAAACTTCCACCAGTGGAGTTCCTCAATATCTTGCAGATCAATCCCGTATTGTTCAAGAAACGCTGCGTAGATATAATCATCGTCATGCTCAAACGAATAGATTTGCTTTGCTCTTCCACTTCCGGATCCATGACCGCCGCTCTCTGTTTCCTTGCCGCATCTGTAAAACCAGATCATTTTATCGACTGCCATAGTCACGTTATGTGGAATCTCTGGATAGTATAGTTGCAACCCCTTTACAAGCTTCTGGCGCTTTCCCAGCTCATCATCCTGCATGAGCAGTTCGAACAGTATGGAGATTCGGAAATCGCTGTTGATTCGATATTCAATACCGTCTATATCCACTGTCTCCGGGAGGATGTCAAGAAGAATATTAGCCATTGTTTACGGCATAGATATTGTTTTTATTGCGCTGCTTATTCTTGCCTTTGTTCTTCTGTTCAGCCCTTCTTTGTTCTCTGTTCTGGACTCTCTGGCCTGTGTATTTTTCCGTCATACTGTCCATGATGCTGCCCTGCTCTTTCACCATTGAAACAGTCTGGCCAAACGCTTCCATTCTGTCCCCCAAATTATTGCGCTTTGGGAAAATCCTGTCTGCTGTTCCTTCGCCGAATAAACGGTCAAAATAGCTGTCTACCATTCTGCACTGTACACGCATACAGTCTGCATTTGATAGTCCTTCGTAATGTTCCGGATTCTTAATCTCAACAGCAATCTCGGCATTAAGATTATCGAATTTCTCCACTACATCAGCATCCATCAGGTCAAGTTCAAGCTCTACTCCGTTAATTGTTACTTTACTCATTTCTATTTACCTCCTGGATTCAGATCAAGCAAGCTGCTTATGAAGCAGCTGCTGTAAATTTCTTAGTTTTAATATCAAATGTGCCAAGCACCGGATCTCCGACCGCATTCAGATTTCCGGAAATCGCCTGCTTATTCTCTCCGGAATATTTAGATACCTCACAAGACACCTTGAACTTTCTAGCTTCGTAGGAATCTGCACTTGCTGATCCGGAAGCTTTGTTCCACAATTCTACACGAACATACTCAAATTCTGCATCTGATCCGGTGTAATGGTTACGTCCAACCGTATAGATTGCGTCTATTGCTTCCTCTTCAACGATATGTTCTGCCTCGAACGGGAAACTTGTCTCATATCCCGTTACGCAGCTTGAAGATGTAGCTTCGTTTACATATTTCACCGATTCAGTCTGTGCTCCAGGGCTTTCATCCAATGTTGTAAATCCGGTTCCCATCAGTGCCCATTCTGGAGCTTCTTCTGTTCCAGTGTTCAGATAATCTGCGATTTTGTGTCGCAATACAGCTGTTTTTTTCATCACGATACCTCCTTACGGTATAAAAGTCTTAATTGTATCTGATAGCGTGCGTTTCTCATGGATCCATCAAACATGTATCCATTGGAAAGCACTTCAATTTTCTCTGCATAACAATGCTCTGGAAGTTCCGGAACATTCTCAGCACGGTTTTGCTCCTCAATCCAGTCAGCGAATTTTTCATAAAACGAACTGTTCTGGATATTTTGGATTCTGTCCATAGAGTAATATTCACGGCTACCAAAATTGAATTGGTACTGTCTGTATTCATCTCCATTTACATAACGTTTCAACAGTGGATCGAAAATACCAGTTTCCACCGTATACTCTATAGCGTTCTCTCCCATAGCATCCACTCTCAAGACGCCATCTTCGAGCAAAGGGCAACTACCGATAAATTCAGTAATTGCCTCTATAATTGAGCTTGCCATATCAGCCTCCTACACTTTTTTAGCTCCTTCTAGGATTTCTTTCTTCTCAGCAACCTTCATCCTTTCAAACCAATGGGCTCCTCTGTTCGGATCATATGCTCTGGACTCCGCAGTATCGTAATACTGTCTTCTGGCATACGGTGCGATGTACTCAACAACTCCGCTTCCGATCGTAGTTCCGAGCTGTCCGGATTTCTCAAGCATTCCCGTTCTAAAAGGTACCCTGGGACTGCATCTTCGCAATACCTCAGAGTCAACAAATTGTTGCATCCGGCTAAATTTCTGGTTTGTTCTTGGAACGAATGTTGCGTCCCATTTAAGTTCGGCTATTCCATTCCGGCCTTGAACTACAATGGATCCTCTTGGAGTAGTAATCTGTTTAACTCCCATTATCTTCCACCTACTCTCCAGTGTTTGGTAAAGTCAGTTCCTCTTATCGTGTTGTCGGCATACTCAGTCACAATGAAAAAGTCATCGCATTTCTTTCCGAAATCAAGCACTTCTTCCGGAGAAAACTCTTTTCTATCCCTGATACCCCCTTCTCGGAATACCATTACATAGCTGTTCTTCTGCAACGTCCAAGACCTTTTCTTCTCCTCGCTACTAAGCCTGGAATATTCATGTTCCGGAACATAGTGCTTTCTTCCATCAGTCGCTGATCTGTAAGGGATCCGCACTTTGAAATTTCCACTTGTTGAGCCATTGTTGTCGAGAGAACTTGACGCATACCAACATGCATTGTAAATCACTGTTGGCAGGAACACCTCTCGTCTGTCCGCTCCTACCGCCTTGTTAAAAATAATGATATCAGCATTATGCATCATATTTCTTTGACCACCCCCGATATAACAGTCCAGTATTCGCAAGCCACCTCCTGGCTCTTGAAAGCATCTCTGCTCTGCATTCCGAGTCAGTACCAGCTTGCGAGTATGTAACTGAATATCCATCATTGCTTTCCGATGATAGATTGTTCTTTTTGTTTTCAGAGTAATTAACGAAAACATCAAGTACTGAACACACTGCGAACTTCACAGAAATTGGAATTTCTCCCAATCTTTGTATACGTCCAAAAGTAATTTCATCAATAAAAGCTTCTGCTTCAAGCTCTGCTTTATCAAATACTGAATCGTTTAGCACATCTCCGTGATAGCATTCTGCATAGAAGTTATAATCCACGTAATGAGATGCCCTCTTTACATCCATCATCTTATTTTCCCTCGTCTTTGCATTTTGATATTTTGTTTTCTTTCTGACTCTGAATATCTATTTTTCTTCCTTTCATGTCTGTTATGACATACCCTAAGGAAGCGTATACATTGCTTTCTTCATCTGAGATCCTGATTCTCCTGTTTGCTTTTATTGCTTTCAGCACTTTGCATGCCTCCTTATTCTCCTGCTTTCATTACCGCAAATGGACATCTCTTTGTCTTGTCTGTCTTAAGAGCATTGATTGGGTTTGGAATCTCCCATCCGAGACGCATTACAGCACGAAGCGCAACCATATCGTTCTGCATAAGATTGTATGCGATGGTTCCGTCCGTATTCTGGACAACACCTTCTGTGAACAGCTTAAATGTAATATCCTGACGGATAGAATATACAAGCTGCGAGAAATCTCCGGAGATCATGAGAGCTTTTGATTTATCAAACGCACCGTTGTTTGGGAAGTTCATTGGGGATCCATCAAGTGCATACTGTGTAGTTCCCTGCAAATCCTGTTTAAACAATGGATCACCATTTGTATTCTTCAGTCCTCTAAGTTTAGCTCTCATAGAGATATCTGCCATGTGACCATTTACAAAATATCCGCAATCTTCAACTTTTGCGATCACTCCATCCTCTGCCATGATTTTGTCATAGAGGCTGTCTGACGTTCCTAATGTCACAACTGCATTCGCTTTTGTAGCTGTCGCAACTACATCTTCTCTCCATGTAGAAGGTTTATTTTCACCAAACAGCACAGCTGCATCAATCACTTTTCCAAATGCCTCTGTTACTCTTGGCTTTACTTCTGCCCAAATGTCATATTCTGCATCGTCCAATACAGCTTCCGGAATCGGAACAATAACAGCAATTTCCTCAGCTGTAATAAACTTCTTGTCCCATGCCTGCTTTGTTGTCTTCTTCTGGCCATTATCACCATTTACAAAGTAAGCAATCGGCAGCATATCAAGTACTGGCATCTTGTACTGCTTACTAGTCATATTCGCAAGCTTACGTCCTCTTGACAGCACTGCTGACTGTGCGATTGTTCCCTGGATAATCTCGCTTGCTTCCTGTGTAGGAATAAGTGACTCTGCTCCGCTACGATCAATAACATTTACATCTGTTTCAAATATTCTTAAATTCATTCTTTTTCTATTCATTTCATGCCTCCATTATCTTCTTGCAGCAGCTCTGATTCTGTCATTGATGGATGCATTCATATTTCCACCAGAACCATCGGATGCATTTCCTACTGAAGAATCTGCGATGCGATAAGAGCCACCGCCTGCATATCTTGGATTCTCTTTCAAAAACTTCTCTGCTGCCTTTTCAAATGTTGTTTTATCATCTACCATTTTGGAGATTTTAAAAGTTACATAGTCCAGATCGTCCGCCTTTACTCCTTTGCCGGACAAGAATTTTTCATTTTCCATCTGCCGGACCTTGTTCTGAGATTCTGCTAACTGCTGTTGTAACTGTGCTACGTTCGGCTGGTTTTTAGCTCTCTCTGTTTTGAACTGGCTGATTGCCTGAGTTACCTCGTCTTCTGTCATTCCCTGACCTCTGAAGAAATTTGCAAGAGCTGCTCTTTCCGACTTTTTCGCTCGCGAACTTGCAATCTCTTCCAATTGTTCATAGGTATATGTTCCGGTTCCATGTGCTCCGGATGCGCCGCCAGTGGATCCGTTTCCACCATCTCCATTCCCGGCATTTCCCCCCTGTGTACCAGAGCCAGCTCCTGCGCCGTCTTCAAAGAGCTGTAACATCATTCTTTTTTTATACATTTTATACCTCCGTTTTGCCTCGACAGGCTCTGAGCTTTTTCCGTCTTCACGTTTTGGACATAATAAAAACACCCCGAAGGATGTTTTCTACATAAATGTTATACAGTTGTATTCCCTGTTAATATCTGTAACCCCAAGGAACCAAGAATCCATCAGAAGTTTTCCACCATCTGATAGTTTTTCCCATTCAATTATTGTCATTCCACTTCCAGTATCCGCTCTTATCCTATCATTAGACAGATCTTTTAATGAATTAATCAGATTACATGTAAGCGCTGATACCGCAGCACACACGCGATCTACTCCATCCGTACCATTCATTCCGGCATGACCGCTCATATGAATGCCGTGATCTGTTATTTTAATGTTTATCATCAAATCCTCCTAAAAATGAGTACAAAAATACCACCGGCCGTATCGACTGGTGGTAACTACTATGGAATTAAATCTGTAATTCCTTTTGCTGTTTTATACATTTTCTGCATAATACTGTTTTCACTTAAGTATTCAAGTCCCTTTAATGTAATTCGAATATCTTCCGCATCAACGCTTGTATTTCTTATACTGAGCAATATCACTTGATGCATTTTGAATCATCTCCGGTGGAAACATAGAATTCTGTTGTTTTGAATTAGTCGCTATTCTTCCGCGCATATCAAGATATATTCTCTCACGTTCTTGTTCCAGTTTCATCTTTTTAGAAAATTTAGCATATTCATTAAGCTGACCTTGGTATTTTGCTTTCATAAGCATCACTTCCTGCGGATCCGCGCCCCCATGCTGCAGCAGCTGTACTTTTTCGCGCTGTGCTCGCATTGCTGTTTCCATCTGACGCTGTCTCTGCTTTGCTTCATACAGAGTATATTTCTTGCCTGCAAATATCTTAGGTTCTGCCTCTTCCTCATTCTTTGCGTCCAACCAATCATCGGACCAATTACGCTCAGATATACCAGGAAAGAACGGATAATATGTATGATAACAGTTAGCACCCAAGAGACCCGTTACTGTTCCAAGACCGCATACCGAATACAACTGTTCTTCCTTCCAAACTCTTCCCTGCCACACGGAATGAGTTGGACGTGCTCCGGCATGCCACTCAACTTCGAAATATTCTGTTCCAAGCTTTTTTGCATTGTACTCTGATATCTTTCCGGTAATCTGGCTGACTGCCGTCATAACAGCTCTCCTTGCAGCTACATCAACCCGATTGGCTCTTCCGGAGGAGTAATCGATCTGTCGAAGTCCGCTATTGGTGAGCTGAGTCACAACTCTACGCAGCACACTGTTGTAATCGAATGCTCCGGTTACAATATCGAAACATGCTGAATCAAGATAATTTGTATAAACCTGCGCCAGTGGTGTTATAACCTTTTTACCATCTCCATAATCTAAGTAAAAACCGAGCGAATTTGTTATATTTTCCATATCTGCAAAACTTTGATCAATAATTGCATCTGTGATCTGCTTAAGTTGCTCGTTCTGGTCAAATGGTATGTGCTCTACGTTGATTTGTTCATATATGTCCTTATTCCTGACATATTCCCAATCAATCACCTTATCATAAAACTCAAACATTTCTGGATAAGAAGCATCGAGCGTTTTCTTAATTTCCTTTTCAATGTCTTCTGAAGAATAACCCAAAATAAGTAATCTGTTAATCTGCCAGTCTGCTGTGCTTGTAATCTTTCCGGTTTTCTTGATTCGCCGGACAACATCCTTCATAATTCGGAGTTCTAAATCTTGATATCTTCCAGCAATCTTACTGGCCATCTGATTCTTGTAATCATCTCGCATATTATTCCATCACCTGATTCTGCTCTGGTAGATTTTGCCTTGCTTGCTCCACGGTCTCCCCATACCATTTTGCACGGTATTCTTCATGCCGCATCACTCCCATGCTAACATCCTGACGGTCCTGCTGCCGCTCTGCGCCTTTATCCTCGATAATAGAATCGTCAAAAGCGACCACAATATCTGTATTTATATCCAGTGCGTTCCCTGTCACAATCCCGAGTCGGATAATAATCTGAATTAATTGCTTCAGCACATCATCCAGGATGATTTCATGCTTCTTTAGCATCCGGTACATATCTGAGTTTTCGGATATTACCTCTGTTGCAGTTTTTACGCCAGTACCATCAAACCGATATCTTTCTGTTCCGAATCCACATTTCAGTGACAGATAATTCAGATCATCATTGATCGCTTTACTGTGTTCTTCTACTCTGAGGCTCATATCCACCTCTTTGATCAATCCCGTCTGGCTCTTATCATAATCTTCCGGAAGTGAATAAAATACGCTGTCTTCTGGATCGAATGCCGGTGTCCCGTCTATGTTCGACAGCATTTCCGGAGCCACAAAAATCCTTTTTCTTCCAAGATCGAACTCATTACAGTAAGAATCATATTCCATATCCAGTTTTTTCAGTACATCGATAGAATTTGCGAATATGGAAATCCCCATAGGGTTGCTTTCATCCGCATTGTTCGTGATGTTCAGACGGTCAATAACAAACTGTGGATTCGTGGATCCTGTTTCCGTTCTTGCTGCCAAATTGGCAAAAGGCTTCAGCTGCCTCCATTCCTGTTCCGTCAGTTCCCGACCTTCTGCACTTCCTTTCGAGCACTCCAATACACTATTTTCGATGACATATATGCCATTTTCGTCCATTTTATGAAACTGAATCTGCACGTATTTCTTTTGTCTGATTGTATGGATAAATGTAAAAATGCACTCTGTTACGCTTCCGTTGTTCCAGCTGACTGGATAAATGTTCTTCGCATCTACATAATTAATTCCGATCTTTCCGTCTGAGACTGTTCCATCTTCCTGCACGGTTGCGTTATAAAGATACGGAATATATGCCACTGTTCCGGTATAAGCTTTTCGTTCCTGGTAGTCGTTTCCCGTCACAAGAAAATGATTATCGTTTAGAACTTTCTTCACGAATTTCTGAGTTGACTCATCTTCCAGCGTGATCATCACGCGCTCATTCAGAAGAAGATCTGCGATGTCTTCCGAAAGTTTCTTTGCCATCCCCATACTTTTTCTCCGGCATCGCTTACTGGTACCTCGACCAGAATATACTTTATAAGTACTAAACTGTCTTACATTCGAATTGTACCAACTGGTCCACTCATCGATCTTCCGGTAAAACGAAGCATCTACTGTATCAATTCCTTTTTTTCTGAAATAATTAAATATATTCATCGTCTTCTCTCACCTCCCTGCTGCCGAAATCGCAAATATCAATCTCCTTTGTCAAATCATCTGATGGCAACCAGTATTTCATCTTGCTCCATGCTCCCATCACTGCATAACGAATCGCATCCATACAGTGATCATTCTCTTTTACAGGAACTTCTTTCCCTTTTTCAATTGATTTCTTATCGTATTCATATACCCCGAACTCATTTACTGCATTTTCTTGCTTTGGAGCAATAGACATGATGTCAAATACCAAAACCTTTTGTACACGGCTGATGCCTAATGCTACATCATTCTCTGCATCGCGAAGAAACACCTGATAGTCCACACTTTTCCTGGTTGCTCTCTTTATTTCTTCTGCCAATCCTTTTGCCGATGGATCCAGGAAAATATAAAAGAGTCGGTTATCATATTGTTCATGTAATTCATCCATGAACTCAACAAGATCCTGTGCATACTCAGACGGACTTTTCTGCTTCCCTGTCTCTCGCCCACTATGATAATACTCTCCTAATCCCGGAAACTTTTTTCTGTAAGTATCAAGGCCAAATGCTTGAAATGTTGTCGCATTCTGTTGGCCATAGTCACCGCCAATATAAATTCTGTCATATCTTCTATCTGAAGCTGGCTTCTTTCTGTGCCTTTCTCCAAACATGTAATAAATCAGTTCATCTACTCCTACTGATTCTCCAAGCCAAACCCATCTGTACATTTTCGGATCAGCAACCTCCATTGCCTTGGCAGAAGCAATCAGATCAGGGCCTAGCCAGGCAGCAGGTACATCTCTGTAGTCCGTATGGATATGTACGCAGTCAGGACGTTTTTCCATCTTCTTACACCACTGGTTGATCGGTGCATTTGGATTCTTCGGTGGGTTATACAGATAAATCATTTGGAAACCACCTTTATTCCCACGAACAAAAGTAGCTTCGATATTACTTAACTCATCCTCTCCCTCGCCATCATCAAAGAACTCTGTCAACTCATCCAACACAACTAACTTGATTGGCTTATCCTCATCAATAATACCTTTCGTATCATCAATGCCATCTGATCCGGCAAAATACATCGTTGTTCCATACTTCTTATAAGTGATCTCCATTGGAGACTTTGTAATCCGGAACTTACTTTTCGGAATCTCCAAACGGTTGATTCCTCGGAGCATCTCCTTGTAAACTGTTTTCCGCAGCTTGTTATGATGCTTACGCAGCACAACCACAGAGCCATTGGCATCTGATACAAGTTGATAATCTGACCTGATAGCTGCATAACTGGATTTCGTCCCGGCACGACCAGATGTCAGGATGATATGCTTGATACTTCGGTTATTGAATATCGGCAGGTACTTCTGAATCACTATATCCGATATCCTGACTTGTTTCTTCTGGTGCGTCATTGATAATCTCCACTCCTTCATCCATATCACTATCTCCACTACTCATTCTTGCAGTGTTGGTACGGATCTGTTCAATTCTGGCTTTCTGTTCTTCACTTGCAGCTTCCCAGTCTTTGTGCAGCATCTCATCATACTGCTTGATCATTGCTCTGAGTTCTCCTTGCGCTCTTGCCTGAGCTTTCAGGAAATTTTCCTGTTTATCCCATGCCTGCTGCACTTCCCATTTTTGACCTATTACATTGCCAACCTTTTCTTCTATCTTCTCAATAGTCTTATCATCCTGATCCTTGACATAAGCTATCCGCTGCGCCCTGACAATAGCTGCATACGCAATCTGTATCTGATGCCATAGCAGATCCAGTGGGTCTGCCTGTTCAATGGCAGAAAAAATCTCCCGTGTTTCATCCGGGAGATACTTACTGAAGAATCCGTATTTTTCAGCATTTTTATTCTGTTCAGGTGCTCCACCGCCCACAGCATTCTTGTTGCCTGGCTGACCGCCCTGCTTCCTTTTTCTGGATACATCAGAAGGTGCACCCCGTGTATTTGAGAGTGCACCCCGTTTCTTTATCTCAGACCAACCGTACCGCTTAATCCAACTCTTTATTGTATTCAAACTGATATCATATTTTCCCGCTAATTTCTTAGGCGGGATACCAGATAAATAATCATTTTTAATCTGTTCTTTTACATCAGCCACGTCACCACCTCTCGTTCCTTCGTTTGTTTTGTCGTATTAGAAAAGCACCCCGGAGGGTGCCTTCAAACAATTACTTCGACCATATAGTATTAATTAATGTAATTAATGTTCCTGCTATCAAAAAATATGTCAAATCGTGATTTCCGAACAACTCATACATATCCCCAAATAACAATTCTATCCATACTGCAAACGCAGCTAATATATTTGCTATTTTTTGAATACAATCAACTTTTTGATACTTACTCCCTATAAATAATATTACCATGTACGCTATAATCACTATAGCCGAAACTATTACTCCTTTCATCATTTCACTCGCTGGAAGTGATAATGATTCAATTAATTCCTTATTCATTTTCCTATCTCCTATCCGCCCAATCCTTAAAGCACTACACCTACATTCATTATATCCCTATTTTCAACATTGTGCAACGAAAAAGACAACCTGTCTCCAGATTGTCCATTTCTAGGTTTATGCCTATGGAGTTTTAACGAGCCTTCGGGTTTCCCTCCTCGGCTCATTGTAATTCTCTCACACATCTATACTAAACTTCAATAAACTATAATAAATTATTTTGGTATTTTTAAACGTCCTAATGCTCTCCCATGCAACTTATGAACCCACTGTTCTGTACAATCCATCTTTTCAGCGATTTCCCAAAAACGCAATCCCTTAATGTATCGATAAAACAGTACGTCATTTTCATCTTCATTCTTCACTGTCTTAATCTGATTCTCAATGGATATATACGATTCGATACATTTGCTCTTTTCTATCTCAAGTTTTTTCTCCAGTGAATCTATTCTTGCCAGTTCATCTGACAAATCTTTCTGATTCCCACTTCCATGAGGCATCCCCGAATAGTCTGTTGCTTTCGTAGATTCTGCAAGTTCCCTGAGCTCTCTTACCTCATCGTCAATTCTACTGATTCGTCTTCTGTTGGCTCTGTATCCTCTCAGATACTCTTTTTTCCGGTTGTTCTCGTTCTTCACATTGTTCTCTTCCAGTCTCATCTCCAACGGTATCGCCTCCACTCTTAATTCCTAATTTTCTTGCGATATACTCTGCTACATCCTCATGCAATATCTGCTTGCCCTGTTCTCTAATCAGATTTCTTGCCTCATATCTATATCCGCCTCTGGTATTCAGATCACACTGTTCACAACATTCTGGGCACCCATTCTTACGCGCTTTTTTTTCGCACAATTTTATTGTTTGTCTTCTGTCATTCTTTCTCTTCTGTTTCTTCTCTTTCCACTTTCTCAGGTACTCAAGCTGCGCTTTATCCTCTTGTTCTTGTCTGTTCATGTTTTATCCTTTGCACCAATACTTCTTGCTGTTCGCTCCAATCCCTCTTGTAGTTACCCTAATGTCCATTTCATTCTTTGCTCTCAAGATATCTTTTCTCGAGATATTTCTCTTGTCAGCTTCAGAAAACACATTTGTCTGCTCTACACCGTTTCTATCCGTGATCAGTTCTTCCAATAGCTCATAAGCCTTTCCTCTTGCCGAATCCTTTGTGATCACCGTCTTGCTGTCCATCAACTTGGAGACCTCTTCGATAATTGAATCTCTATCATCAAGTCTTCCGTTGTCCATCTTAATTAATAATTCTTTCAGCTTTTCCAACTTGATCACGCTTGTGTTGCTCTTGCCCCTGATAAACTCAACGCTGTCGGAAAGTTCAGCAAATCGTTTTCTTGCAACAGTTTCAGTCTGGACATTCTTCATACTGCTCATAAGCATGTCCACCTTTCCACTAAGTTCTCCAAGTACTTTCAGGATCTCTTTCTGATTTCCGTACAGTGTTTCGATAAACTCTACTTGCACCTGATCTTCTTCCACCGCTTCATTCACCTCTTCTTGGATTACAAATGTTCCGGGAGCGTAACCCAATGTCCTGCTGATCAGTGCTTCCATGTTCTTCGGTACTGTTGCTCCAAGTCTAGTTCCTGGAAGATTGGAAAAATATGACTTACTTCTTCCAATCTCTGCGGACAGCCATGTTTTTGATTTTCCTTGAATGATTAATTCATCGCATATCGCATCATAATCTAATTTCACTCTTTTTGCTTTCTCGCCCATCTCTTACATTCGTCCTCCCTTTTCATTTCCTTGCAGTACAGCATTCCAACATAGTTTCAGATATTCTAACTGTTCCCGGTCGTTCTTTTCTTGCTCAGTCATCTTGCATTACCTCCTCTGGCAGCTCTATCATAGGCATCCAATAGAGAACTTTTTCATATTTCAGATCTTCCATCGTTTCAAACTCAGGGTCCACAAAGCCAAGTGTTACCGAATCATATATGTCTCTCCAGAAGCCAAATCCATATCCTTCTTCGTACTGGCAAAACATCGGCGGGTCTTCTAGATGGTTTTCTACCAAGCACATGTAAAATCTGCTATCGCCGCCTTCCGGCAGGCTATCTTCTACTGATATCCACAAAGGAACCGTCGGCTGCTCTTCAATCTCCATGAGAACGGAGGCTGCTATATCGTCAATATTCACCATTCTATCTGCGTTTGGGTCAGGGTTCAGCCATTTTGTCACTTTTCCAGTCAGCATATCTGCGTCAATCAGTCTCATGGTCTTGCTCATCCTCTCTCCTGTACAGTTCCGGCAACGGCATCCAGGCATTCACAAAAAATCCATAGCTTGAATATGATTTTTCATCATCTCCCGGATAGAACGTGCCACCCTCGTCATTTTCTTCATATCGCGCGATATCCGGCATTGTGGAGTTTTCAAACGATACAAGAATATATCTATCTCCGTCTGGAAATCGTTCACTGCACGGAATCCAACTCTGATCCGCCTTTCCTTCTGCCTCGTCGATCTTGCACATCTTCTCAACATACTCCCTGATGGTCCCTGTTGCCGCCATCAGCCCGTCATCATACCGATCCGGCTGACATTCTTTCATCTTCTCTTTCCTGATCTCACCATCGACCTCACTCAGCCAGGAAAGAAATTTATCTGCGTCCATCATTCTACTCATTTCAAATTTTCATCCCTTTCTTGTATTCATAAATTCCAACATACTGTCCATAACTCATACCATGCTCTCTTGCTTCCGCTGCTATTCTTATGAGCTCATTTTTATGCTGCTTCGATTTTCTTCCAGGCTTCTTCATGTTTTTCTTTTGCCTGGTCTCTGTAATAAATTTTCTATGTTCTTCTTGCATTTCACGCATTTTTGCTCTAGCACGCTCTTTGCTAGCATAACCTGCACACTCATCACTGCAGTATGCATATCTTCTTGATGCCGTAATGAGCTGTCCGCAGATAATACATTTTGTTATTTTACTTTCACCCATTCTTCTCTACCTTCCCAACAGTCGGTTTTCAAGATCATCCATATCATACTGTCTTCTCTTAAAATTGTTATTGTCCTTAACTGCTGCCTTCTTGGTTCTGCTCTGCTTCTCCTTGCCTGGTGTCTTATAAAATGATTTCCATCCTCCTGCTGTTGCCTTCTTAACAATAGCAATGCGTTCAACTTCTGAATCACTCAATTGGATCAAATCCTCTCGAAGTGCCTGTATCTGTTCCGGTATTATGTCTCCATAATTATTAGAACGGACAAGAATATACATCTGAAATGCCTGTTCAAGTTCCGGGCTGAATCCTAATATATTATCTATATTCTTTACTTTACTTTTCTTTAGGGATTTTTCCATGGAATTACAATCGTTTTTCCGGGAATAACTCTCTTTTATCTCGGATAAATCACTAAAATGGGTACACTTAATAAAAGGTTCTGTTTCTTCTTTTTTTAAAAGCCAGTACCTTCCAACTTCTATCGGATTTTTCCTTGCGCGTTCTTTAACTGCAAGTTGAAATCTTTTCTGTATTCCGGCAGAGGTCAAGACCTTGTCCGACTGAAAAAGTGTGTTATCAAACAGTGACCGTGACAGCAAGAAGTTCAAGACCTGCTTCGCCTTGTTCTGATCAATTTTTAGATCATCAGATATAATATATTCAAAATCTTCATCTACCTGCAGGTAATATCCCTGCTTATATATCTCACATAACAGGTAGATATAAAATACGATACCATCTCGTCCATATCTGGCTTTTAGTATCTTTATTTTAGGATCGTCAAGGAAATCAACATCAAGTGGAAAGTAGTCTAACCCATTCTTTCTTGGTCTTGGCAACGCTGCCACCGCCTTCCTGTTTATTCTGTTGCTTTATATTCCTCCACGATCACATCCAGTCCTTCCTCGGCTGAATATGCTTTCTTTGCAGCGGCAAATACGATCTGAGTATCATCTTTGTAGGCCACGCCATTCAGCGCATCCGCTACAACCTTTACTATATTATCGATATCCGGTTTCTTCATGACATGAAGTTCACCTGCCAGCATCTGCTGCACTTTTTTCTTAGAGGTACTCTTCGGCGGTTCAAACCTTGCTACGATTCGAAGAGCTACCGGTATATCTTTGTCAAATTTTATTCCTTTGGCAGCAGTGATATACATTGCTTTGATCAGATTCTCATACAGCAGATCATTCTCAGGTGTGTAGCTAACTGAGTGACTTAAGTTTTTATTGTAAACAGTCCTGGCTCTTGCCTTTCCCTGCGGTTTGCCAGGGACATGAAATATTACTGATTTCATTCTTTCCCCTTTCTTCCTGTACCGGACCAGCGTATCCAGTACAGGAGAAACATTGTTTATAAGTTGCGTGTGTGACATATGTTCAATTTATAAGGAGATAACTATTTTCTATTGGAAGAACTCCTCTTCAATACTTCCTGCCGGCTGTTCCTTTTTGTTCTCTTTTACCTCCTGCAGCTCCTGATCAGCAACAACATTGTCCTGCTCTGGCTGAGTATCAACATAATCTGTTGTTCCATCTTCATGGATGACTGCCATGTCCTTATCAAGTGCTGTCTGAAGATCAATACTCATGATTCCCCATTTGCTGATCAGCTGACGGAGCATCGTCTTCAATGCCATTCCATCAAAATCTTTAAACCAGAAGGAAGAATATTTCCGAAGTTCCTTTTCCGGAATCTTTCCCTGTTCCAGAAGCTCCAAGGACTTTGCTCCACCATTTCTCTTAAATGCCTGGGAATACTTCTCCGCATGTGCAAGCATTTTCTTCTTGGACCAGTACATGGTCTTGCGGAACCCATTCTCATACTCAAACATAGCATAATATCCCATTGCCGGAGTCTCTTCGCGAACCACATCATCATCGATCAGTTCCACCTCGATTTCTTCATTCAGAGGATCATACTGAATCAGTTCCCCTTCCTTGATTGCAAGAACATTTAATTTCTTGTAGTATCCGGAACGTTCTGCCAACTGAATATATCCCTTGTAGCCAAGCTGAAACTGCGCTTCCTTGCAGCCTTTCTTCTTGTTATCGAACGGGACCATATAGAACTGGCCAAGCTGTGGAGACGGGGAAAGGTTCAATGCTTCTCCGAGTAATGCTGCTGACAGGATGCTTGGATTTGTACACTCCTGCAGAGCCGGTGTTGTCTGAACTGCTGATACGATACTGGAAATGAATCTTGTCCCATTCTTTCCACCAACCACACTGTTGATCTGTTTCTTTACTGCATCCTGCGTCAGGTATGCAGCCATTCCTGTTTTCGTCTGTCTGTTTGCTAAACTGTTCTGTACTGCCATCTTTTATTCCACCTTTCCAAACTTAATCTGATTCTCAATCATATAGTTACGTAATGCCATGATCTGCTCTCTTGTTCCGAATACACGGAAGTCTAACTGGATCAGGTCTGCAGCAACTGGCTCTTCCCTTGCAATAATAGTCTCATTAACCGGTGTAGCTTCTTTGACTGTCTCATCACCTTCCTGCTGCTTAGCTGTAAGTTCTTCTGCTTCCTGTCTTGCTTTTTCTTCAGCAATACGTTTCTGTTCTTCTTCATACTGCTGTTTCCGCTTCTGAATGTCTGCAAGTCTCTGTCCTTCTGCAATAGCCATATTCAAATCAAGTGTCTTCTTATAATTTTCCAATGCCTCAAAGCTGAACTCCGGAAGACTGTTGATCGTAGAAACTTCTGTTCCGACTTTAAATAGTAGGCTCTTCATCTGCTCTTCAATCTTATTAAGAGATACCGTTGCATTCAGCCACTTTGGATCCATGATTCTTTCCAGTGTAATAAAGTCCTGGAATCCAATCGTTCCAAAAAGGTCTTCAATCTCTTTCTGTTTCTGCTGCTTACGTCTCTCTTCGATTTCAGAAAGCTGGGAATCAATCAACTGGACCGGCTCATCGATCAGTGCTGTGATTTCTCGCACCTGCTGTTCAAATCGGTTGTACGGTTCCATGCAAGCTTTCTTCAGACGCTTTCTCTCATTTTCAAATGCAGCTTTCAACTTATTAAGATCTGCTCGATCTTTCTTCATGTCTTTCGCCTGATCTGCAGTATATGCAATTGTCTTATAGTCTTGCACTCTTGCAGCAACCCACGCCTTTACCTCTTCCTGATTCCACTGGATCTCTTTTAGAAATCCATTTTCTTCCGGGTTAATAATCCTTAATTCCATTTTGTTCCTCCTTGTATTTATATCTCTGGAAGTATGAGCGGTGGCTTCCTGCCACTCTCTACATAATTCCAGAATTTCTGTTCTTCTCTTAGCAGCATGTCCAGATCATCCTGAACCTCTGCTCTTTCTATGTGATAATGTTTCACTGTCGTTCGCTTCTCTCCGCCCCATTCTGTTCTCAGATGGGCACACAATTCAACGAACTCATATCCTGTGACCAGCAGGTAATGCAGAACTTGTATGTAATAATTATCCGGAATCCGGTCTCTCCACTTTTCTTTCTGCATACTCTGCAGAATATTGGTTGTCTTGATCTCAAGAATTCCTCGTCTGCCGTCCTGATCAGTCAGCTCCCCATCCAGTGACGCCTGCATAAATGGATATTGGATGCTTCGCAGGATCCTGAACTCATGATGCTCTACCACATATTCCGGATAATCCAGCTTAAACAATTCCCTGATTGGTCCTTCTGCGTATTTTCCATAGATCACACAGGCTTTTCCAGAAATATCTTCCGGAATTCTTCTCCCAGTCTTCTCTTCAAACAGATTGATGTTGCTCTTGTAAGGATTCATCCCGACCACTGCGCTCGCATCGCTTCCACCGATGCCGTTCATTCTTCCACTTAACCAGTCCTTTTCGTCCTTAAAATCAAATACTTCAAACGGATCGTTCATTCTTCTCTCCCTCAATTGTCATTCTTATTGCTTTCATAAAGAGTTCCTCTGCGAGTCCTAATCCAGCCTCTCTACTGACCGTTTTGAAGAGAGCTTCCGTTATTGCTTTATACTCCATCATAAGATCACCAATACTTCCACTTGCTTCTACCTGACAACCATCCTTATCGTTTGTTTTTATTCTTGTTGCTTCAATCATTTGACTAATTTCCTTTCTTCTCTTATAATGTAGTTGACTAATTTTCTATGCGTCCCACAGGTTGCCGCCTGTTTTATGGGACGCTTTTTTAATATCCGAAAATGATGTGCTGCACGATCATCAACACCACAGCCGCAACAGATACCAACACTGTCAGCCCTGCTGATCTGTTCTCTGCGGCATCATCTTTCTGTGCTGGTCCATCTCTTCGGATATCGATCACATCAATTTTTCTTCTGTTGATGTTGATCAGCTCGATCTGGTTCATTCTTACCACCTTCTTTCCTATGGGATGTACATGGATAACAGCGGCTGCGTTCCATGCAGCTATTTCTGTATCTGCAGTAGCAGCAATCTTCCACACTCAAATCACTTCTCTTCCTATTCGTTCTTTTTCTGATTCAGAAATTTTAAGTACCCTCAAGATCTCCCTCAGTTCTCCAAGCCGAATATCTTCCGGCATACCAAATCTCTGGTAGAGAGTACTCATTGGGATTCCTGTCAGCTTGGAAAGTTTTCCCATGTTGATGTCTTCCATCGTCTTGCCTGATTGTATGATTGCGAGAAGTATTCTGTTCTGCTTTTCTCTGTCAGATATTTTTAATTTTGGCATCTCTTCTCACCTCTCTAGTCATCATAAGCGCGTGGAATCATGTCCTCTGTCAGTGCGTAGAAATCGCTGAGGTACGCTCCGTCTTCTGTGATGCTTAAATCAACAGCAACGTTGTTCTCGTTCATCAGCATGATACTCAACGCACACTCTTCTCCGATTGTTCCATTGCCAACAGCTAAGACCTTAAAGCCTTTCAATGCGTGCAGCTCTTCAGAATCTCCATTAACTCTCTTATTGATAATCTTTTTCTTCATTGCTTTCACCTCTCTTCATCAGTACCCCTCACGCTACCTGCTCAATCGCTGGAACCCAACCACATTTCTTACACTTTTGCGTCCTCATCACTGATAGCACTTAAATCATCCTTAACTGCGTGTGGCTCACTGATCCAAATAGCTTCATCCGAAATAGTTACATCAATAGCTACATGATGTTCATTTACCAATGTAAGAACAGTTATGTCTCCAAAATCACCATTAGTGGGTCCATCTTCCACACTTACTACCTTGAATCCAATAAGCGAAGCAAAAGCTTCTTTTTCTCCTGCGTATTCTCGATTTATAATAGTTTTCATCTTGATTCCCTCCTACACTTCAAAACTCATCTGCGCATTTTCAGCGTCAATCTCTTCTTTCAAAAACATTGGGAGCTTGTACGCTTCGATAATCTTTACTGCCAGGTTGCACTGATTTCTCTTGATTGCCTTGTATGTGTCAACGCCGAATTCTCTTTTGAGCTGTTTATCAAGGTCTTTGTAAACTTTGGTTCGCAAGCTCCTGTCCCGATACGCTGGACTACTCTTTCCGCCCATCAGTGGAACAATCTTGTTATTCTTTGCCCATGTGATTCTCTGACACTCCAAGGCAAGTAACGGCATGTCCTGTTTGAACTCCTGTAAATCCTTGTCAATGGAATTTACTTTCTCTGTTAGTTCCACATTACCCTGTGCAAGTAACTGAATCTTCTGGTCGGTTGTCATTGGAACTGCTTTTGGTTTCTCAAAATAGTTGTCAACCAGTCTGTCGTAGACTTCCCATGCTGTATCAGTGTTAAGTGACTTCGCATGAAGGAAAGCTCCTTTTTCTGTCCAGAGGTATAACTTATTAAGATTGCTTGGCAAATCGTGAATTTCACGAAACGCTCTTAATTCATCTCCCGATAAACAGATGAAATGTTTTCCATCGACGTATCTATCTTTGTTATGATTGAAGTTATATGAAATCGTTTTATTGTCAGTTCCATACGCTTCCGCAATCTGCTGTGTTGTGAGTACTCTAATGCTTTTGTACTCTGTAATCTGTAAGTTGTCCATTTCTGTGATCCCTCTCCAATGTGTCATTTAATTCAACTTTTCGTTTAAAAAAATTTTGTCTCTATCTGACCTTGAAAGTTTTAGCGTCTTTGTTAATCCAACGATTTCAGAAGCTGTAAACTCTCCACCTTTTAAACGATTGTAGAATGTTTCTCTAAGAATACCGCTTTTTTCGCAAATGGCTTTGACTGTCATTCCGCTATCAGCAATTCTTTCTTTTAAAAGTTTGATGTCTGCCAAGGCAACTCCCCTCCTTTCTGGTTGAACTTTATTCAACGTCTTCAATATATCACGGGGTTGAATGTGTGTCAACCATTTTTACAAAAATGTTGAATATTTTTCAATCTTGTGATATATTGAAATCAAGGAGGTACGCAAAATGCTTCAATTATATAAAAACATAAAAAAGAGACGATTAGAATTGCAATTAACG